AGTTGATGACCATATAAAGCCTAAGATTATAAATAGGATGAACCGTTATAGCAAATGGGAATATGGATATAACAAAGAGCATGATATTATAGTTATTAGTAGGACTGGTAAAATTGGCGAGATTTATGAAATACAAAATCTCAGAATAGCTTTACCAAAAAAAGAAACTCCAGTAGTTTTTGAAAACGATAGATGGACTAAAACTCCATATCCAAAAGTTCTTGCTAGAATTAAAACAGTATTTGACTGGAGAGGATACCCAGAAGATTTCAAAGAAAAATGGTTTGAATATATAGATGAAGAATTCAAAAAGCGTGAAGAAGGTTTTTGGTATATTAATAAAGGGGTTCCTACTTATCTTACTGGTACCCACTATATGTACTTGCAATGGAGTAAGATTGATGTAGGGGAAGCAGACTTTAGAGAAGCCAATAGATTATTCTTTATATTTTGGGAAGCCTGTAAAGCTGATCAAAGATGTTATGGAATCTGTTATCTTAAAAACCGTAGATCAGGATTCTCTTTTATGGCCTCAGGAGAGGTAATAAATCTAGCAACAATATCAAGTGATTCCAGATACGGAATATTATCTAAAACTGGACAAGATGCAAAAAAAATGTTTACTGATAAGGTTGTACCAATTTCAGTTAACTACCCTTTCTTTTTTAAACCGATTCAAGATGGTATGGATCGACCTAAAACAGAACTAGCATATAGAGTACCAGCTTCTAAATTCACCAGAAGAAGTATTGAAGCCGGGAATGAGGTAGCAGATTTACAAGGATTAGATACAACTGTTGACTGGAAAAATACTGGAGATAATAGTTATGATGGTGAAAAATTAAAACTATTAGTGCATGATGAATCTGGAAAATGGGAAAGACCTAATAATATATTAAATAATTGGAGGGTTACAAAAACAACATTAAGATTAGGTAGTAGAATTATTGGTAAGTGCATGATGGGAAGTACATCAAACGCATTAGATAAGGGAGGTAGAAACTTTAAAAAATTATATGACAACTCAAATGTTACACAAAGAAACCGCAATGGACAGACTAGCTCAGGATTATATTCTTTGTTCATACCTATGGAATGGAACTACGAAGGATATATTGATTCTTATGGAATGCCTGTCTTCGATACCCCCTCGACTGAAGTTGAAGGTCCACATGGAGAATTCATTGATATTGGGGTCGTCAAATATTGGGAGAATGAAGTTGAAGGATTAAAAAGTGATCAAGATGCTTTAAATGAATTTTATAGACAATTCCCACGTACCACTAAACATGCTTTTAGAGATGAATCTAAATCATCTTTATTTAATTTAACTAAAATATATCAACAAATAGATTTTAATGAAGATTCAAACAATAGAGCTTCAGTATCACAAGGTAACTTTATATGGGAAAATGGTATAAAAGATACACGAGTAATATTTGCTCCTAATAATAAAGGGAGGTTTTTTATAACGTGGATTCCTAATAGAAATTTACAAAACCGATATATAGAAAAAAATGGTGTTAAATATCCTGGTAATGAACATATGGGAGCATTTGGATGTGACCCATATGATATATCTGGAACAGTTGATAAAAGAGGATCAAATGGATCTTTGCATGGATTAACTAAATTTAGTTTAGAAGAGGCCCCTGCGGATCATTTTTTCTTAGAATATATAGCACGCCCCCAAACAGCTGAAGTCTTTTTTGAAGATGTATTAATGGCTTGTGTATTTTATGGGATGCCTATATTATGTGAAAATAACAAACCTCGACTATTATATCATTTTAAAAGAAGAGGCTATAGAGGCTTTGCAATGAATAGACCTGATAAAATTTGGAATAAATTATCAGTTACAGAAAAAGAAATAGGGGGAATACCAAACTCAAGTGAAGATATTAAACAAGCACATGCTGCAGCTATTGAGTCTTATATAGAAAATTCTATAGGATTTAATGGTGATGATTATGGAAATATGTATTTTCAAAGAACATTAGAAGATTGGGCTACATTTGATATTAATAATAGGACTACACATGATGCTTCTATTAGTTCTGGACTTGCTATAATGGCATGTAATAAAAATAGATATGCTCCAGTTAGTAGAAGAAAACGAGAACCAGTTGATCTTGGAATTAAAAAATATAATAATAAAGGATTGGTTTCAAAAATAATTAAGTAAATGAATATATACGCAAATCCAAACAGTGCATTTCCGAGCCAAGTGGTACCAGATGCTGAAAAATCTTCTATTGATTATGGGAGGCTAGTGGCGCAAGCTATTGAAAGTGAATGGTGGAGACAAGGTGGTAATGGTACTAGATTCGCTTCGTCTTACAATCAATTCCATAGTTTAAGATTATATGCTCGTGGGGAACAACCAATACAAAAATATAAAGACGAATTAGCTATTAATGGTGATATGTCTTATCTTAATTTAGATTGGAAACCAGTACCTGTCGTATCTAAATTTGTAGATATAGTTGTTAATGGATTATCTGAAAAAGAATTTGAAATAAATGCATATGCGCAAGATCCTGTATCATTAAAAAAGAGAACAGACTATGCTAATGCTATTATGCAGGATATGATGGCTAAACCTTATTTAGATAATTTGCAACAAACATTGGGTATTAATGAATATCAAAGTCCTGATCCTGCTAATTTACCTGAAAATGAAGAAGAATTAGATCTTCATATGCGACTTAGTTATAAACAAGCAGTAGAAATAGCTCAAGAAGAAGTTATAAATAATACATTAGCTAAAAATAGATTTGATAATATAAAGAAAAGATTTATATATGATTTAGTTACTTTAGGTATTGGATCTTGTAAAACACAATGGAATAAAGCTAATGGAGTTACATTAGATTATGTAGACCCATCAAGATTAATATATTCTTATACAGATGATCCAAATTTTGAAGATATATATTATGTGGGGGAAGTTAAACAATTAACTATTTCTGAAATAGCTAAACAATTTCCACATTTAACTGAAGAGCAATTAGATAAAATATCTAAAACTAAAGGTTATCAAAATGAAAGATTATATGGTTGGCAAACCTATGATGCTGATACAGTCCAAGTTTTATTCTTTGAATATAAAACTTATAATACACAAGTATTTAAAATAAAAGAAACTGAATCAGGATTAGAAAAAACATTAGTTAAAACTGATGAATTTAATCCTCCTAAGAGTGATAACTTTGAGAAAGTAAGTAGAAAAATAGAAGTATTATATGAAGGCGTAAAAATTATAGGTAATAATGAATTAATAGAATGGAAGTTATCTGAGAATATGACTAGACCATTTTCGGATACTACTAAAGTAGAAATGAGTTATGCTATTGTAGCGCCAAGAATGTATAAAGGTAGGATTAATTCTATTGTAAATAAAGTGACTGGATTTGCAGATATGATTCAGCTAACCCATTTAAAATTACAACAAGTAATTGCTAGAATGGTTCCTGATGGAGTGTTCTTAGATATGGATGGTTTAGCAGAAGTTGATTTGGGGAATGGGACTAATTATAATCCAGCAGAAGCATTAAATATGTATTTTCAAACTGGTAGTATAGTTGGTAGGTCCCTTACACAAGAAGGTGATATGAATCCAGGCAAAGTGCCTATTCAAGAACTTGCTTCATCTACTGGACAGGGTAAAATAGCTAGTTTAATTCAAACTTATCAATACTATTTACAGTTAATAAGAGATGTAACCGGATTAAATGAAGCTAGAGATGGGACAGTACCAGACAAAAATACACTAGTAGGTTTACAAAAAATGGCGGCTAATGCTTCTAATATTGCTACTAAACATATATTACAATCTAGTATGTGGTTAACAATTAGAACATGTGAAAATATAGGATTAAAGATAGCTGATTCTTTAAAATACCCTCTTACTTTAAATGCCTTAAAGAGTTCTATATCTACTTATAATGTAGGAACTTTAGCAGAAATTCAAAACCTTAACTTACATGATTTTGGTATTTATTTACAACTAGAACCTGAAGAAGAAGAGAAAGCAATGTTAGAGCAGAATATTCAAATGTCTTTACAACAAGGGGGAATTGATTTAGAAGATGCTATAGATATAAGACAAGTAAAAAATCTCAAACTTGCTAATGATGTTTTAAAACAGAAACGTAAAAAACGTAGTGAGTTAAAACAACAACAAGAACAAGCTATGATGCAGGCCCAAGAGCAAGCTAAAGCACAAACTGCTCAAGCTACTGCACAAGCTGAAATGCAAAAACAACAAGCTCTTACGGCATCTGAAGTCCAATTTGAACAAGCTAAATCTCAAATGGATATTCAAAAATTACAAACAGCTTCCCAAATAAAACAACAAGAAATGGAAATCCAACATCAATACGATATGGAATTAAAACGTATGGAAATTGGAGCAATGCAGGAAAAGGAAGGTTTAATTGAAGATCGTAAAGATAAAAGAATAAAACTAGAAGGTAACCAACAAAGTCAAATGATTGATCAAAGGAATAATGATTTGATGCCTATAGATTTTGAACAACAAGGACCGGGTGTACAACCGGGTATTTAATTAATTTTATAATATTATATTATGTCAAAAACAAAAACAACCCCTGAGGTAGCTAAAGATGCTACACAGGAAGGTGGAGAAATGAAAATTGCTAAGCCTAAATTTAAAAAATTCAAAACAAAAAAAGATGAACCATTTAAAGTGGATTTATCTAAAGTGGATACTTCAATAGAAGGAGCCATGAAAGAAACCCATGAAAAACCAATAAAAGTAGATTTAACTAAAAAAGAAGAAGACGATGCCATTCCTATCGGAGAAACAGAAGAATTACCTATGGGCGAACGAGCCGGAGATAGCGAAGGAGTGGACACAGAAGTACGGCCCGGGGATACAAAGGAAAACGAGTCGGTACAAAAGTCCGAATCGCCTATTGAAGAAATTCAAGAGATAGCCAAAGAACCACTACCAGAAAAACAAAACACTGTAATAGATGAAGTGTCACCTAAGGTGGCAGATTTACCTGAAAATATAGATAAACTAGTACAGTTTATGAAAGAAACTGGTGGGACAGTTGAAGACTATGTAAGACTTAACGCTGATTATTCAAGCGTAAATGATGATGCTTTATTAAGAGAGTATTATACTAAAACAAAACCTCATTTAAATAATGAAGAAGTTGACTTTATATTAGAAGAAAGCTTTGATTATGATAATGAAGTTGACGAGGAGCGAGACGTCAAACGAAAAAAACTCGCTAAAAAAGAAGCGGTTGCTGAAGCAAAATACTTTTTAGAGGAATTGAAACAAAAATATTACGACGAGATCAAGTTGAAACCGAACGTAAATCAATACCAACAAAAAGCTGTGGAGTTTTTTGACCGCTACAGTAATGAACAAGAAATAGCTACGCAAAAGCATAAAAAATTCCTTGATAGTACTAAACAATTTTTTTCTGATGAATTCAAAGGTTTTGATTTCGAAGTTGGAGAAAAAAAGTATAGATATGGTATTAAGGATCCCAATGCGGTTGCCGAAAATCAATCTAATCTAAACAACTTCGTCAAGAGGTTCTTAGACAAAGAAGGTAATGTTAAAGATACGAAAGGTTATCATAAGGCTATGTATGCTGCACAGAATGTAGATAAAATAATAAATCATTTTTACGAACAAGGAAAATCTGATGGTATAAAAACAGTTGTAGAAAGTTCTAAGAACCCTACAATTGATAAAGCGCGTCAATCAGGCACGCAAGATATATATGTTGGAGGATTTAAAGTTCGTGCTATAGACGGTGTAGATAGTTCGAGATTAAAAATCAAACGAAGTAAATTTAACAATTAAAATTAAACAATTATGGGTGTATTAAGTCCTCAGTTTGGGGGATTATCTCCAAGTTCTGATCAGCAACTGTTAGTTAGCAACTACATGAGTTTTACTGATGGAACTAGAGATTTCTCACAACAATATCTACCGGAAATATATGAAGCCGAGGTAGAGCGTTATGGAAACAGAACGATAGGTGGCTTCTTAAGAATGGTTGGCGCTGAAATGCCAATGATGTCTGATCAAGTAGTTTGGTCGGAACAAAATAGATTACATATAGCATATGATAACGTAAGTCTTGCTGTTGATGGTTTTACAATGACTATCAATGATAATGCAGGGGCAGCAATTGTCGCAGGTGGAGCAATCCAAAATGCTGTTATGCCAAATGCAACAATAGTAGTAATGGATCCTAATGATCCTTCATTTACTGTTAAAGCAATAGTAGGAAACTCTGGAGGTGCTCCAGTTAACCCACTGGCATTACCAGCTAACTATGCGGTTTTCACTGCTTATGCGTACAATCAAAACTTTATATCTGGAGCAGCTGTACCTGGTGCAGTAGTAACTGGATTAAAAGTATTTGTATACGGTTCTGAATATGCAAAAGGGTCTTCATTAGACAATGCTACAACAGGAGAATCTATTCAACCTCAATTATCAACTTTCCAAAACAAACCAATCATAATCAGAAACAGATACGCTGTTAGTGGATCTGATACTGCTCAAATCGGTTGGGTCGAAGTTGCGGGAGAAGATGGAACTAGTGGTTATCTTTGGTATTTAAAAGCTGAAGGTGAAACTAGAATGAGATTTGAAGATTATCTTGAAATGGCGATGGTTGAAGGTGAATTAGCGGTTGCTGCTGCTAATAGTAACTTTGCTGCTGCTGCAGCTGCAGGTAGTGTTAATTCATTCTCTGCTACAACTACAACTCTAGGCACTGAAGGTCTATTTGCTGCTATTAATAATGGTGGTAATGTACTTTCTGGTTATGCTGGAAGTCTACAAGACTTTGATCAAGTTCTAGAAAATTTAGATACTCAAGGAGCTATTGAAGAAAATATGCTTTTCTTAGATAGACAAACTGAGTTATTATTTGATAACATGTTAGCGCAACAAAACTCTTATGGAGCTGGTGGTACATCTTATGGTGTATTCGAAAACTCTGAAGATATGGCGCTTAACTTAGGTTTCTCTGGTTTTAGAAGAGGTTCATATGACTTCTACAAAACTTCTTGGAAATATCTAAATGACGCTTCTACAAGAGGTGGTTCTACTAATTTTGTTAACGGTGACAACATCGATGGTGTATTAGTACCTGCTGGTACTTCTACAGTATACGATCAGTTACTGGGAACAAACATTAGACGACCTTTCTTGCATGTAAGATACAGAGCTTCTCAAGCAGATGATAGAAGAATGAAATCATGGTTAACAGGTTCTGTTGGCGGTGCTGCTACTTCTACTCTTGATGCTATGGAGGTTAACTTCTTATCAGAAAGATGTCTATGTACTCAAGCTAGAAATAATTTCGTATTATTTACAGCTTAATTATTATTTAAAGGAAAAGGCGCTTCGGCGCCTTGCCCTTTATTTTATTAACTATTTAATTATATTATATTATGTCAAAAACAAAACAAAAAGAAATTCCTTCTCAAAAAGAAGGATGGGAAATAAAAGATAGAAATTATCAATTACAAGGCAATAAAGAACCTTTAACTTTTACATTAAAATCTAGGCATACTGAAAAGTATCCATTAACTTATTTTGATGAAGCATTAGGCTCACAAAGAGCATTAAGATATGCTACAAATCAAGCTTCACCATTTGTTGATGAACAAAAAGGAGAAGTAACAATAAGACACATTGTGTTTAAAGATGGGTTTCTTCATGTTCCTAGAGAACATCAGGCTTTACAAAAATTATTATCACTTTATCATCCAGATAGAGAAAAAAGATATAAAGAAATGAAACCTATTGAAGATGCTAAAGATGAATTAGTAGATTTAGAAATTGAAATTTTAGCATTAAATATAGCTAAAGATATGGAAATAGATCAAGCAGAAGCAATAATGAGGGTTCAAAATGGAAGTAGAGTTAATACAATGGCTTCTAAGGAAATTAGAAGAGATTTGTTATTATTTGCAAAATTTAATCCTAAACAATTTATCGCTTTAGCTAAAGATGATAATGTTCAATTAAGAAACTTTGGTATTAAAGCAGTTGAAGCTGGAATATTAAAGCTTTCTGGTGATCAAAGAACAGTTTTATGGGGAAGTAATGATCGTAAATTAATGGCGGTTCCTTTTGATGAAAATCCATATTCAGCATTAGCTGCATGGTTTAAAACTGATGAAGGTGTTGAGGTTTATAAAACGATAACCAAAAAACTATCTTAACATATAATTTAATAAGGGCGGCAACACGCCGCCTTTATTATAAAAATATACTATAATGGCAATAAACGTAGATACTGTATACAAAACTGTTTTATTAATCCTTAACCAACAACAGAGAGGATATTTAACTCCTGACGAATTTAATAAGGTTGGAGCACAAGTGCAGTTAAATATATTTGAAAAATATCTTGATGATCTTAATCAACAATACAGAGTCTTACAAAACGATACAGAATATGCTAATAGAGTTAAAAATATAGAAGAAAATTTACAATATTTTCAAAAATATATAGATAACGCTAGTGTTCCCGGGGCAATAACCGGAACAAATCCTTTTACAATTGACTTAACAGTAGTAACAGACCTATACAGACTTGGCTCTGTTATGTATAAAGGAATTAAATTATCTCAATATTCCCAAAGAAATGAGATAACTCAAATATTACTATCTCCTTTAACACAACCCACAACTAATTTTCCTATATATTTATATGAAGAAGGTAAACTTTATGTTTATCCTACTAGTATTATTTCAGCTAATGATTTAGATATATCCTATTTAAAAACACCTACTAATCCTAATTGGGTATCTCAACCAGGAACTTTAGGTCAATTAATATATGATGGCCCGAATAGTACTCCATTTGATTTAAATATATCAGAACAAACAAATGTTATTATGAGAGTATTAGCATATGCTGGGGTTATTATAAATGATCCTACTGTAATTCAAATGGCAGCTGGACAAGTACAAGCTGAAGAACAAAACTCAAAACAATAAGATATGCCTAGACCAGATGGTGGATTAATCACCGAAACTAATTTACAATATTACGCGGGCGCGCAGATTATATATACACCGGTAGCTACTGATACTTATACTTTTACATTTAATACTAATTTAGCAATGGGCAGTTCAACTAGTTGGGATCCAACTGACCCGAATTATGCTTTAAATAATTTTGATATATATACCAGTCCAACTGGTATAGATCAGTGGACTTTATATATTACTACATTTTCTTTAACAGATAATGTGATTGTATTAGGCAATCAGCAACCTATAGGTACTTATGTTAAATGTCAATTAAAAGAAAGTGCAGTTGAAAATAATTATGGGGGTTATGAATATACTAGTTTAAATGATATAGTAAATAATTTTATAGTTGGATATGTTGGCCAAGATAAACTAATACCTAGGGTTAACAGAACAGATGTAATTTTTCATGCTAAAAGAGGATTACAAGAATTTAGTTATGATACATTAAAAAGTATAAAATCTCAAGAATTATCTGTTCCTGATAATCTTTCTATAATAATACCGCAAGATTATGTTAATTATGTTAAATTATCTTGGGTTGATAAAAGCGGTATTAAACATACTATTTATCCTACACAGTTAACAAGTAGCCCATGGGAATCTCCAGCACAATCTTATACAGGAGAAATTGTTCAAGATAATTTTGGGGATAACGTAGAAGGAACATCTTTAACAAACTCTAGATGGCAAAGTTTTAATACTAAGTATATAACTGGGTTATGGCCAGTAGATTCTAATAACCCTGATATTTGGATGACAGATTGGTGGGGAGAAACAAGTTGGGGAGGCGGTTATGGCCAAAGATATGGAGGTGATCCGGTTAATATGCAAATAAATGGGTGGTTTAATATTGATGAAAAAAGAGGTACGTTTAATTTTTCTAGTGATTTAAAGGGAAAACTTCTTATATTAGAATATATATCTGATGGACTTGCTTATGATTTAGACACTAAAGTTCCTAAGCTTGCCGAGGAAGCAATGTATCAACATTTGTTATATAGTATATTATCTACAAGAACTGCGACAGTTTCTATAGCTCCACAATATAAAAAACAAAGATATGCTGCATTAAGAAATGCAAAAATAAGATTATCTAATATTAAATTAGACGAAATAGTGCAAGTGATGCGCAATAAATCTAAATGGATAAAAAATTAATACATGGCAGAAGTTAAAAATACCTTTACAGGAGGTAAAATGAACCAAGATGTTGACTCTCGTATTATACCGAAAGGTGAGTATAGGGAAGCCATAAACTTATTAATAAGTAGATCAGAGGGAAGTACTGTTGGGGAGTTTGAAAATATATTAGGTAATTCTCAAATTCCTACTGGAGTAAATATAGCGAGCCAAAATGCCAATGTAATAGGTTATTTTATAGATGAAACTAATAATAGAGGATTTTTCTTATTAACTACTTTTGCTAATAGTGCTAATGATAGTAAAGCCACGGCTAGTGATTTTTGTTATATATTAGAAGTATCTTTTGATCCTCCTTATAATATAAAAGTATTAGTTTCTGGATATTTTTTAAATTTTAATAAATCTTTTTCTGTAACAGGAATTAATTTAGTAGAAAATTTATTATTTTGGACTGATAATTTTAACCAACCTAGAAAAATAAATATTAATTTAGCTAATCCTAGCAATCTTGCTACTCCTACTTTTTATACTGAAGAATATCAAATATCAGTGGCTAAATATTATCCTTGGCAGCCTTTAATTCCAATGGAAAGATTAACTGCCACTATTAATTCCGCATTATCAAGCGTTACTAATTTAGTATTTGCTACAGAACAACCTGATATAAAGGTAGGTGATATTATAACAGATCATAATAAAGCTGCAGGAGTTCAAGAAAAATTTACAGTCCTTACTAAAATTACTAAAATAATTAATAAAAATTCGTTTATATTTTTCCCTGCATTAAGCCAAGTTTTACCTAGTGGATTTGAAGTGGATTTTAGTAGAACCTCAATGGAAAATAAAGATGATTTATTTAATTCTAATAATTCTATTGATAATGAGGTCAATGCTGTTACAAGTACTACTATTGGTATTCAAAACGCTAATTATGGAGGTGTACCAAGAATAGGGGATATTGTTTCGGCGGGTTCAGCAACAGTAGGGGGAACAGCTAATACAGCTTTAAATAATATTGGTGGTAATGTAATAGGAGATTTAACAAGTTCTATAACTACTAATACTACCAATGGAGATAATACGGGCTCACCATATAACTCGGCTACATATACTACAAGTGGTAGTGGTGCTGGTTTAACTATAAATGTTGTGGTATCAGGTGGAATTGTTACTTCAATTATAGTGCTAAATAACGGATATGGATTTGCAGAAGGAGATACTATAACTATTGGTACAGCAGTTATTGGAGGAAGTACTAATGTTGAGGTTACCTTAAAAGCAAGTGATATAGCTGAAACTAGAATAACAGGTTTTGTGTTAGGTAATGCCAATGTCGTTACCGCATTTCCATATCGATGGCAACTAACTGTAGATTACTCTCATAATTTAACTGGTGGGGCTGTAGGATCTTCTACTGATTGGATTAATATAGGGGACAATCCTGATTATGACCAAAACTTTAAAGGAGATTCAAAATTTTTAGAAGATAAATTTGTAAGATTTAGTTATAGGTTTAATTTTATAGATGGAGAAGAATCTTTAATGGCTCCGTTTAGTCAAATAATGTTTATACCAAAACAATATGGAGAATTTGGGGCAGGTCAATTACCTGCTACTATTACAACTGATCAAGCATATCCAGATTATAATCAAGATTGTAGTGATTCATTTAAAAGTACAATTATACAATGGTTTGAAAATAATATAGATAGTATAAATTTACAAGTTCCACTACCTGCTTCTACTCCAAGCGCTTTAACTACTGATCTTCTTGTTACTAGTATAGATATTTTATATAAAGAATCGGACGCTTTATCTGTAAAAGTGTTAGATACTATAGAAATAAGTGATTTAACTTCTTTTAATACTATTTCTTATAATGATGTATTACACGGAAAGACATCTCAGTCTTATTTAACATATCAATATAAATCTAATAAGCCTTATAAAACATTAACAACAAGTGCTACAACTCGAGTATTTGATCAAGTACCTGTCAGGGCATTAGCCCAAGAAGTTATAACTAATAGAATTGTTTATGGGAATTTTGTGGAAAAAATGACCCCACCTGAAAGCATAGAATATAGTGTATCTACTAATAAACGAAATGTAATTTGGGATAATTATACCCAATACCCTTATCATAATTTAAAACAAAATAGAACATATCAAGTTGGTTTTGTATTATCTGATTACTATGGAAGGCAGTCGAGTGTTATACTTTCATCTTTTGATGATGATACTACTAGAGCTGGATCAAGTATCTATTTACCTTATAGATCTGAAGCAGACGCTATAAATTCACCAGTTATAGATTGGCTTGGCGAAGCTTTAAATTTAACAATAAATCAAGCTATTGGAGAAACCCAAAACTCCGAAACAGGAGAACCTGGAATTTATATGAAACCCGGGGCAATAACAGGAAGCACTTTATCAGATGGTGATGATGGTTTTGAAGTGAATGGAATTTATGATTTAGTTGGTACTGGAGGAGCTCAAATTAGAGTAACTGCAATTAGCGGGGGTGGAACTGATGGCCCTATAACTTCATATATTATAGTAAGAAAAGGTGAAGGATATAGTATTGGTGAAGTAGAAATTACTGGAGGAGATGGCTCTGGGGCTATAAATATAACTAGTGTCTCAGGATCAGGGAATCCTTTAGGGTGGCATTCTTATAAAGTAGTAGTAAAACAACAAGAACAAGAGTATTATAATGTATATTTACCAGGATTTATAAATGGATTACCAGTATGGCAAAATACTACTGATGATAATTTACAAAGAAACAAGTTCGCTTTAACTACTTTAATGGGCGACAATGTTAATAAAATACCTAGAGATTTAAAAGAGGTTGGTCCTACTGATAATGAATTTAGTAGTGAAGAAATATTATATATAAGAGTTACAAATAAAGATGCGTCTATAATTTATAATGTCGATAATAAAACTTCAGATAATCCACCACCATTTACTGGATCATGGGTTCCTTGGAATGCCCAATATTATCCAGGTAAATTAAGTCAAAATGTAAATACAATAGCTACCATGAGAGAAACAGAATATGGTGCGATACCTTTTGTTGCTTATCATACTGGTTCACTCCCTCTAACTGGTCACCGAGGAGAATATAATTCTAGTATTACAACAATGGAAGTTGATGGAACCGACGAGATAACAACTTCTCAACCTAGTGGTTCTATACCATGGGGAGATGTAGGGAGGACAAATTCTTTTTATGCACAAGAAGAAAATCCATATGTATGCAAATTTAGTACTTCACCTAATGCTGCTAATCAAGTTGGGGCTAATGTTAACGATGCAATTCCATGGGGCGGAACAAGTTTCTCGCCAGCAGATCCATATGTAACTCCTGACCCTGCAACTTATGGAATGGAACCATTTTTATCTATTGTAGAAACAGATCCAACTAGGTCAGTATTAAGTTTATTTTATGAAACATCAATGTGTGGACTTTTGGAAGATATAAATTCTGCAGTTAGTGCAGGTAATTTATCTATAGTTGCTGCTGAACAAACAGCTTTTACATTTCTAGAAACTCAAGTTACTAATACAGATGTAGGCACGGCCTTTAAATTTATAGACGGTGAAGGTTCAACCATTAGTACAAGTATAGGAATAGATGCTACAATTCTAAAAGTAACTAGGCAATCTGCCCCTAATTCCCCTATTGTAGATGTAAATGGACTACCAGATTATTTTGGTATTACTGGGCCAAATGGTTCTGGAGAATTTCAATTAAAAACAAAATCCCCTACGCTTTTTGTTTATACCGCTAGCTCAGAAGTTCCAAATAGTTCAACAGATATTTATACTATAACACTAGAAGTTACTAGAACAGATGCGGGTGAAGATTTTGTAAGCACTGTAAGTATGGTAGGAACATTAGCTAATGTAGGGCCTATTGTTACAGATGCTGATTTATCTACCCCAGATGTAAAATGTAATTGTCCCGGTGGTTCTCCATGTCCATTATCTATAACAAGTGCTACTACAGATATTAAAACATTTTATGCGAATAATGGTAGTATCGATACAACTCGGGATCAACTAGAATTAGTTTGGAGTTTAGGAACTATAAGCGCTAGCGGAGGCGCAAATATAGTAGATGTATTTAGTATAGATTCTGTTTCTGGTGCTTTAACCGCAGGAGCAGGCACTTTAGTAGATGATACAACTTATACTATAGATGTTATTGTTACAGATGTAAATGGTGCGGGATTAACATATACTTGTCAAACTAAGCTACAAGTAGGGTATCAATTTTCACCAGCTGCTATTTGTAATTCGCAAGATTTTAGTTCAGATGCTGATTTAAAACAGGTTGGGTGTTATGATGCCGAAGGAACTTCAGTAAATAATATAGAATATTTATTTGCTGATACCCTTAGCCAACAACGAGATGCAGGAGGGTGTTGTTATCCAGCAGGAGTACCTGAATATGGAGTTGGATTATCCCCTACTAAATTAGTAAATATAGCTATACAATATGGGGCTAGCAATTGTGATGGTTCTTTATTCCAAGGTACTTTAAGACTAAGGGGTATTATGAAAAGTACAGAGGGCACTTGCCCGGGCGATGCTTCTATGAAATGACATATCCAATATAGAGAAAATCCTAATGATACATGGAGTTCACCTCCAACAAATGCAGGGGATTATCAAGGTACAACTTACCCTACTGCTGGTGTACCTTTGTCAGTAGCTGGCGGAGAAACGGATGATGGAAGCAATGTTTCTGGATCAGGAAGTTGGACAGACACTACTCCTACAACTACAAATGGATGGTTTTTCTTTGATGTACCAGGCGAGTATAGAGTAGTAACAACAAATATAACAGGAGATTATTGTTTAGACACCTGTACAGATGAAGTAGAGTTCTATATAGAATATGGAGATGGCTATTATAATACAGCTTGTACTGTTGCGCCATGTATTCCTAGTAATTAATTAAAAAAATAAGTAATAATATAATAATATGGCTATAACTGTAGAAGTAAGTTATTCCAATTCTTTTTATTTAAAAAGATTAGCTGGAGCAGATAGTTCGTCGGGAGTTATTGCTGATGGGTATGGTAAAAAATGGAGTATTCCATTACCTCCCCAAATGTATTATCGTATTTTAACCGGCATGACCCTAAATAATCAAAATACGGGTTATCCTTGGAATGCTCCAATGACTGCTAATTCAGACCAAGATTGGTATATAGAAGAAGCAAGAATTCGTGGAGGATATAATAATACGTTTACTGATTTAGGAGTAAAAGCTTATATAGTTTCAGATGAACCCAATCAAACTACAAGGGGAAATTCTCTAATATATTCGGGTATATTTAATTCAAGAACAGGTATTAATCAAACTAATCAATTCAGCATTGCTGAAGAAATTACAAGAAGTGTAGACCCTAAAGGTGGTACAATACAGAAATTATTTGCCGAAGATACTAACTTAACGGTCTTCCAAGAAAGAAAAGTAAATGTAGCTTTAATAGATAAAGATGCTATTTATACAGCTGAAGGACAACCCATGACTACTACATCTAATGTGGTAATAGGACAAATAACACCAGTTCCTGGAAATTGGGGAATTGGTACTAATCCTGAATCATTTGCTACTTATGGATATACGAAATACTTTGTAGATAAAGATAGAAATGCAGTATTAAAAATAGAAGGAGCCCAAATTCAAGAAATATCTGAAGCTGGTATGATGGATTTCTTCAGGGATCAATTATCATCTGTAACATCATATGATGCACTATTAGGATCCTATGATGTATATAATAAAAACTATGTATTATCTATTCAAACCGGTGGAACCACAGAGAGCCCTGCGCGATATAATGTAAGTACTCCTTATAAAACTTTAACATTTGATGAAAGAAATAAAGGGTGGACTAGTTTCTTTACATACAAACCTGAATCTTATTTTAGCTGTAAAGGACAATTTTACTCTACCAAGACTACATCCGCCCCCGCAATAGGAGGATTATTAACTGGTTCTATAACAACTAATACAGTTGACGGTACAAATGGTACTTATGCTGCTGCCACATATACAACAAGTGGAGGAGGGACTGGTTTAATCTTAAGTGTGACTGTTGAAGGTCTTAGGGTAAGTGAAGTTTTAATTACTACAGTTGGCAATGGCTTTCAAACAGGAGATACTATTACTATATCAAGATCTATTATTGGAGGAAGCACGGATTTAATTATTACTCTTAAAAGTAATGATTTAAATTCTATACAAGCTGTGTCTCAATTATATAAGCATTATTCTAATCCACAAAGAAATACTTTTTATGGTACATATTCTGATTCTTCTCTTCAGTTTATATTTAATCCAATGCCTAACTTTATAAAAACTTTCAAAACAATAAATTATGAAGGAAATAGTGGGTGGGAAGTAACTAGTTTAATATCAGATAGTACAGGGTTAAATGCTTCGGTAACTCCATCAGGTGGATGGTTAAGTAATTTTGATACAATAGTAGAGGGCGCCGGTGCTAATCAATATTCTAAAATATACAGTTATGCCGAAGGTACTTGGGTAGATCCTAATACAGGCGTACAATATAGAGCAGGCTTTGATAGAAAACAAAATAAATATTATGCTGTAATACCTAATAATACAACTGATCCTATGGCTGGCGAAGTTATATGGGGTAATCAAATATCAGGAATTAAAGCATATTATAGTACAGTAACAATGAAAACAGATACTACTACTGATCCAAAATGATTAAAATCTTTATTTGCAGTAAGTAGTGAATATATAAATAGATAATTATGTCACACACAGCAGGA